TTCATAAGTCAATCGTTACTAATATGTATATCACAAGTGGTTGCGTATTTAGTGGCAGCGCTTGACTATAAGTCTATGGATAACTTTGAATCGCACAGAGTGTGGAATTTTTATGATATAGCCGTTGATGAATCAGTAATTAATACTCATCCTGAATTTCAAGATATGTTCGGGAAGTCTTATAAAGACGTTATTAAAAGTATAATTACTAGCTTTGCTGACTCGTATTACTTGTATAAGGGTACGGGTTGTCCATCGCAGGTGGTCCGTTCTTCGGGAATGCCATCTGGCACAATTCTTACAGCAAATGGAAACACTGCTTTTACCATAGCGCATTTGAAAATGGTCATGGCAGAATATTTACCACCTGGCGTCTCAATGCCTTACTATGGAGCGTGGGGTGATGACTGTACTGCAATCTTTAACGTTCCAAAAAGTATGACGTATTCTGATCTCATTTCTTTTCTTGACAATGTTAAAAACTCAAGTGAAGAATGCGGTCAGGTTTGGGACGCGTATGATGGTACGGGCCCTGGTGAGTTCATAGATATACTGAAGACATTTTATATGAACGGACAAACTTTTAAGAGACATTTACCATATGACTCCGAAAGGTCAGTTGTGTTAACAACACCAGGTGACATCTCACCTATACTGACAAATGTCGTGGATATGAGTGTGAGAGGGTTTAACTCTAGAGCTTTAAATGTTATGATTTTATCTCTTATAATCATGGGGAGAACTGACTCAGTCTTTGGATATAACTATACATTTAACTTCTTTGACATGTTAATGCCTGGAGGTTTGTGTGGAATTATGCCAATTGGATATCCTCAAGCCGCGTCAACAAACTATATGAGAATAATGTGTCCAGAAATATTTGGGATACAAGATATCATACGACGTCCAAGGATGAGTGAGCCTTATCAAGTTGGAAACCGCATGATAAAAGCCGCAACAACCATTACCACAAAAATTGGAGGCATTACGAGGGCCCCTGCAGCTAAAGCCCTCATTGAAAAATCTGATCTATTATACTTAGAAAATGAAAGGATCGTAGAAGAGAAAAATTTAGTTGATTCAGATAAGCAGCTGTTTAAGGAATACAGAGCATCAGAAATTGGAAGATCCAGTGATGCCGATGAAGGTAAGGAAATATTTGAGGCTTCACTATATAAGAATTCAAATGTAAATCAATTGGCAGCTGGATTAGGATCATCATTAATTAACAGTCACTTATCTAGTAAGTATAAGCAAGTGAATCTTGAAAGGGAGAAGCTTATACAGACAAGATCGGGTGAGTCGGTTAGGGATGATCCTATTAGGGTTCCGATGCTGAGCGCTAACATATTAAAATATGATCTATTTAAAATTGCCTTCTTTATTGATAGCGTAGCCAATGAAAAGCACTTTGAGCTTGCCATTCCATTAAAGCCTGATGGTGATTTCAGAATTCTCTATTCAAGCATAAATACAAAAAGGGAGGTAAAGCAATTGTTTAAAAGATGCTATACTCCTTTTCTTGTTATGCCTAGAGTGTTTACATATATAATTGGGTTGCTTGGTGTTCAATTTAAGCAAAACTCTTTGGAGCACGTTACCAGTCTTGGAAAGTTCGCTGTAAAGCATAGGAGAGATCACATTTCATCAGAACAAGTACTGGAGAAGTTAAAAAGGACGGATCACCAATATGAAAGTATTATGCTCAGGAGTTTGGGCTTCACTGAAATTGAAATTGTTCAAATGATAGCAGCAAAGAGAAATAATGAATTGGATAAAATTATGGAAAAGGTAGAATTTACAGAGTATAGCTCTAATCCTGATGTATTAAAGTCAGTATCTACATCAAGGCTTACAACAATATTCACTATACTTTTAAACGATGATATAGCATCTAACGCAAATTTAATGGATAGTAAACAAGGACTGAAGGAAAACATCATGTCCTATTACATTTCATTATTGTATGACCAGATAAATGTCGCATGTGAGAAGGGTCCAAACCCACATGACGACTACTTATATGTCACAATGCCTAGATTTGTTATTAGAAAGTAATATTGAACAACGTCTCATGAATCAGTTTAGAAGTTTTTTTAATCTTATAAACTGAAAAATTTGAGAATGTATCGTCTTATATTTATCGCATAAGTATTGAGTATGGATACTCAACGAGAATACTTATCAGTTAGATATAACGCAATAGCAAATATTACCGAAGAAAGTAGCTCTTATATCAACGTTAACAAAGTTGGGAGAAATAGGGCGGAAGTTAATGCATCTCAGCGTAACTCATTCTTTACAGCAGTTGACATAATAATTAACTTATATGAAGAGCTTAATGCCGATGAGCAAAAAGCTATAGATGATAGGGTAGTTAAGACAATTTCAGTATGGTGTGAATATGATGGGAAAGAGAAAAATGTAACTGACGCCGAAGTTTTTCCTAGTGTTGTACGTAAGCTTGGTGTTAAGCGGAATAAAGTTTACTCTCCTGGTGAATTTCCTTTGATAGATCCTATTGCTGCCCTGACCAATCATGGACTCAGTGAATGTTTTAGGACTGGTATAGTTACTAAAGATACATATAAGAATGGCTATTTGACTAATATTATAGATGACCTAATTGAGGGTGAAGTGCCAGATATAGATACAATTCATGACGATAGAGTAAAGTGCTACAAAGCGGAAATCATTCAAAGAAATGCTAATGAGCCTGAGTCAATAACACTTAGGAAAAATGACGTAATTCTAGTATTATCATGTACACCAACAAAGTCTCCAATGTCAGGTGATAGGAATAATCCCATTCCATCTGATTTTGTAAACCATGGAGTTACATTTAGTGCAAATATGTCAACAAGATTCTTTGAGGAAGTTGTAAAGCATACACCATTTCATATACCTACAGAATATGCGGCTAGACTATTCGTTGTGCAAGAGCTTTTGACTGAAAGCAAAAGTGGAAACACTAGGGTGTACAACACTACGAACATGTATGAAACTCTAAAAGACCTAGGTGTTATAGAGTTAATAATTGGTATATGTTACTTGGCAATAGAATGGTGTGCAACTAAGGAGCTTCCCGCTCAAGGAAAAAAGGAAGATTTCTATGGTGTAAAGAGGTTACTCAGTGACTGGAAGGCCGATAGGCCACCTCAGAAAGTACCATACTTTGTAAGAGAGTGGGGTTTAGCAGCTAGGCGTATTAGTTACAAGTATATCACACCTTTTGACATTGGGTACAGACATAGAGATAGTCCAGGTATTCATGCAGCATGTACGGCTAAGCTAGCTGATCAAGGAGTTAAGGGTGCAGAAAGAGTAGCGGAAACACAGATTCCATATGTTCAAACGAGTACGACTGTACTCTTGCAAAGTGCATCTTTTACAACTCATTCCTTTCATCGATCATTTGTGTGTTACACAGCATCTATGTATGTAGCTGGAACATCACATCTTACTGGAATTTCAAAAGTGTATGAATGTGTTTTAAATGCATTAGGTAGAAACATTCATAAGTATGGAAAATCGTGTGATGAGGTAATGTCCTATATGCAGAGATTAGTCATGTCTTCACACATGATTGAGGTTCCTGATGAAATGCCAAATAATACAACGGATGAACCATTTGAACCTAACTTGAAAGACCACATTTGCTATGACCTTAAAGCCGAAGTGTTCCTTGCGCACGCACTTGGTCTTAAGCATGATCTCCTGAGTGAGCCTCTTCATAGGAAGTATGATGTAACAAAACGTACAGATCAGAGGAGGAAGATTGTTAACGCAATTAAGGCAAAGGATAAGGATGGGCTCATGCATGACGCTATTGATTCGGTATTTGAAAATTGGGATGGCTCTGTTGCAGATAATCTTAATAGAAACGCAATTCACTACTCTAATAACTCGCTGCTACAAGTTTACACCACTCTTTCCAGAGTCAGTGTAATGGGCGGCTTCCAGAGGATGGATCCAGTGCTTTATCAAGGTTTTAGCGATGAGCATAGGAAAGTGATGTTTGACAGAGATCCAAAAGCGCCAATGGAGAAATTCGGCAAATTCTTCGTTGATGAGCTGAAGGCAAATATGACTACAATAAATCCTCCAGGGTTAAAAGAGTTAATAAAGCACTCACAAAAGGCTATAAAGTCAGCATCTGGTGGTGGTGATTCTGTAACTATTAAGAAAGTAAGCCTAAAAGATGCTTTGAATGATCCAAGAGCTAGTGGTTCAGACAAGGAAGAGGTAGCTATATCACTAAAGACAAAGCAGGCTATACCAGTCATAATGCCCTATCAATTTGCTCCTGAGGAAGGGACTGAGTATGTGATTGATAGACTGTCAACGCCAGAGTTTCCTTTCGGCCTAGGTAAAAGAGATGTTCCTGTTAGAAAAACGCGTCCTGTTATGAATGTACCCACTGGACATCAGATTCTAAACTCTCCGGTATATAACTCCTTTGTTGAATATCAAGGACGCGCCGTTAATAAGCATTATCTTCTTGCACATGATGAAGGTGCTGTTTGCCAAAAGCTATTTGATTTCATAAGTCAATCGTTACTAATATGTATATCACAAGTGGTTGCGTATTTAGTGGCAGCGCTTGACTATAAGTCTATGGATAACTTTGAATCGCACAGAGTGTGGAATTTTTATGATATAGCC